TAAAATTGCCATGTGTAAAATTGCCCTCTAATAAGTACTAACTATACAACAAGTACTAACTATACAATAATCTAAGCCTTACGGCACTAACTTAGTAATAACTACTAACTTACAACAAACTA